CCGAAATATTACAAGAGATCCTAGGATCGAGTCTGGGGCCAAACGAAATATTCCACAGTGGAGATGAACAAGACGCGACAAACAACCTCGTCAGCTGGGCCACAGAGGCCGCAGCCAGACGGGTAGGAAGGAACTTCGCATTGAGTGCTGAGGAAGAGGAGATCCTGATAGAGACGCTGACGGGTCACATCATCGACGGGCAACTCCAGCGGAACGGACAACTAATGGGCTCGATCACAAGCTTCGTCTTCCTCTGTATCATCGTTTTCGCGATGTGCAGATGGGCAGCCGAAATAGCCGAGAACAAGCCAATAAGTCTTCAAACCGCGAGGATCGCCGTTAATGGTGACGACAACGCCGCCAAATCTAACAAAACCTACCCGCACTTCTGGAGGATGACCATGGAGGTTGTCCACATGCCAGAAAGTGTAGGCAAGACGTTCACATCAACAGAATTCGTGAACATAAACAGCAACCAGTTCGTGTTCGAACCCACCAGCCAAACAAAGGGCTGGGTGGTCGGAAACAAAGGAACCCTACACGAGACAACCGTGCACTATAGAAGAGTGCTCTACGTGAACTTGGGACTGATGAATGGATTAAGACGGGCGGGATCTAAGATTTCCGTCCATGAACAGGGCCATTACACGTTCGGAGAGCGTGCAAGGAAACTAGTTGAGACGGCGCCTCTTGAATTGAGGGAAGCCGTCCTCAGCGAATTCATAACCCAGAACAGGACGGAACTGGGGAAGTTCAGAGTCCCCTGGTTCATGCCCGAATGGATGGGGGGCGTCGGACTCCCCTCGATAGGACGGTGGGGCCCAACTCGATTGGACAGGCAGATCGGGCGTATGATTATCCTCAACTGGAAGAGCCGAAGACCAGTTACGGTCAAAGAGGCTTCCGATTGGAGGATCCGAGAGGTCGCCGCAGCGCGGCAGATCTACAAGGTACGCCTCGTCGCCCACAAAGGAGAAGGGGTCAAAGCCCTGCAAAGAGTCGGGCAACTCGAGGCCCTTAATCTCCTGCTGGACAGTAACGTCAGCCTGACTGACCTGCACACTATCACAAAGAAGGCAAGCACAAAGGGAGCCGTGAGGCACAACGCTCGGCTCTGGAGCCCCGCCAGCTACAAGGCCATCAGCGGCATCGGATTGACCGACGCTGACCTGATGACTATGAAGTTGCACGAGGCTCTGGACGAGCTTGTGATCCTCCGACTCCACCAGGTGGAAGAGATAATAACCCGGGACGAGCCCGCGAAGATCGAGGAAAGACATGTGCAGATGAAAGTAAACACAACAAGAAACGAAAACAAAGAACAAGAACAAGACGTCGAAGACCGCGCAAGGCTGGAGTGGCTCGAAAAGGAGCAAGCCGAAGGCGACGACGAACAAGACTACAACGATGACCAAGAGAGAATTAGAAGAGCCGATCTCGACTGAAGGAAGAGCTCGCGCAAACGCGCAGAGTTAGGATCAGTCAGAAAGGGGATGTGCCAGGTGCAACAAGCTACATTTATTGTAGTAGCCCTG